GCCGCCCGATGAATCGCCCGCGACTGTCCACCGCCTCGCCGAGTTTGTTTCGGCTGTAAGTCGTCTCGTTCACGACGTGCTCGCGCTTCGGCTTGGCAATCGTGTTGTGCACGTCCTTGCGGCGCGTCGGAATTCCTGCTGTGCGTTGTCGTGGCATTAGTTGTTGATCGCTTCGCTCAGTCCGCCCGCGAGCTTCTCAGCCAGCGGCGTGACGTTGATCTCTGCTGGGATGTCCCGCGCTTCTTCGGCGGTGCGCAGTCCCTTGAGGATGTCGCCGAACTGATCGCGGAGCAGGAATCCGCGTGCGCGGAATTTGCACATCCGCTTGGGGTAGTCGGTCCATGGTCCGGCCTTGCCCCAGAGCTTCGCGGCCTTGGCGTCGCCCATCGTGAACGTCTCGCTGGCTGCATCGAATCCGCGCCGCTGCACCGTCACGGTGAAGCCGTGCGAGTCCTTGCCCGGCTCGCCGACCTCGGTCTCCTTGTAGGAGACGAGCTGCCCGCTGGAGCGAACCAGCGCAAGCGCCGCGTCGCCGTAGATTGCCGGGCGACCGTTAATCACGGCCATGTTTTGCAGCGCAGCCATCGGCGTTAAACCGATCTCCATGCCGAACTGAATCGCGATCATGACCGACTCCGGCTTTTCCATTCCTTTGGGTGCCCAGCCCGATGCGACTACGGCCCGAGCGAATCGGAAAGCCTCGTCGATGCTTTGAAGCTGCACGCCGTTTTGGCCGAACTGAATCGGTGCTTTCGTAGCGGTCTCTGCGACCGCGATCTCTGTTTTTACGTTGGTGTCCATGTTGTATCGTTGTGTGTGTTTCGTGTGTTGCCCGCCGGTCGTCGTTGGCCGGCGGGTTTTCCTTTTGGGAAAGTGTTGCTCGCTTATTTTCGCACCGGAACGAGCGCCGTCGGAGGGTTAGGTTTATGCTCGGAACCGCCGAGAAGTTTTAGAACGGCACGTTCTCGCCGTCGTCTGCCGGCTGCGGCGTGAGCGCGATTGGCGCGCCGCTCTTGCGCTGATGCCAGAGCGTGCGGCACGCGTTAAGAAGCTGAACGTCCGCCTCGCGTGGCGCGAATGGCGTCCCGTCCTTCTTGAGCTGCGCCGGACGCTCGGTGCCATACCAGAGCAGTTGCTTGTCGCTGAGTGCCGAGAGTGGCACGCCAGCGTTCTTGCCGAAGTGGACCTGCACGCTGCCGGCGTCCGCGATTGCAATCGCCGGGAGCGGCAGAGTGTCCGGCGTCGCGGTTGTTGCGGTTGCAGTCGTCAGGCTGAGCATCGGCTTCGGCTTTTCGAGAGCGGCGCGGATGGCGCGCAGCTCGGTGAGGAGTTCGGTGTGTTGTTCGGTGGTCATGGAGTGGTGGTTTCGTTTTTCATCGCGAGGTCGATGGCGTCGCGGATCGGAAAGCATTTGCTGTAGTCACAGTTCAAAGCTTCGGCAACCATACGTGTGCCCATGTGCAGACCAAGGTAATCCAGCCGCGCGCGCTCGGTGATTAGTTCGGCCTCGGCTTTCTCGGCTCGGGCTTCCCAGTGTTTGCAGTAGTCGAGCACGCTTAAGTTCGACGCAGCGATTTCAACGATGCCGCACGTTTTTAACCGCTCCACCTCGGCGCGGCTGAGGGCGGTTTCGTTGGCGTTGTGCTCGCGCTCCTGCGACATCGTGGCGGCAACGGTTTTCCACCGCTCCACCTCGGCGCGGAGGCGGGCGAGTTCGTCGCAAAGGTGGCTGACAAAAATGTCCTCGGCTGGTTGGCGTTGGTTAGCTGTCAATCTCTCGCACTCCGCTTTCGCGGCGGCGAGTTCGCGTTCGAGGAGCTTCATCTCACCGGCGAGCGAATACATGGTTGCGCCGGTCTCGAAGTAGGCTGCATCCGTTCTCGGCGTCGGCGCGATGGTGAGTTGGTTGGGTGGGTTCATGGCTTTGCCTCCGTCGCGGCGAGGGCGGCGCGGGCTTGCATGAAAATGCTCCCAGTGAGTCCCCCGCAGCTTTGCGCTTCATCCAACGCCTCGCGCAGCACGCGCACCTTTTCGCGCTCGGCGGTGAGGGCTCGTTCGAGCTTTTCAATCTCGCGGGAAGCCCACCACTCCCGTTCATTTTTTGGCACGCGGCTATCTATAATCTGCTGGCGTAGATCACCAGCGGGCGTGGCTTGGCATGGTTGGTCGGGTGGGTTCATTTTGAAAGCGCCTTGACCCGCACGCCGTAGCCTTTTGTAGCCGCCTTGAGATGCCCGCGAGGCCCTCCGTTGTGCACGCGAGCCAACGTCTCGACGTCGCCCGCCTTCCATGCCTCGGGAGCGTGGCGTTTGAGGTAGGCGGTGGCAACGCGCTTGCTGTAATCCAGATCGGCCACTTGGCTGTAATCGCCCGCAACGCGTGAGTCCGCGTGGTATGCGCGATGGATCTGAAGCGGTCCCAGCGCCTTCCCGCCGTCGCCGAGAATCGGCCCGGTGCGGCCGCTCGTCTCGACTACGTGCAGAGCGCGGAAGAATGAGTCTGGTGGAGCGGCGTGAGCGGTGGCCGCAAGCGCGAGGAGGAGGAGCGTGGATTTCATTTGGTGAGCTTCGAGGCGTTGCGCTTCGCCGCTGCGATCTGCTTCGCCGTGCAGCCCGCGCCGATTGACTCGGCGAGAGCGATTGCGCGGTCGGCGCGTGCTTGGTCGGGCGCGGTGATCGCGAGGATCAGAGCGTGGGTAAGAGCGGTGGTCGGGCTCATGCGCGGAAGATCGGAGCCATCGAGTATTTGCCGAGCGCAAAAACGTATTCGCCTTGGTCGTCGGTCATTACCTTTTTTCGACTCACGTTGCCCTGCGCTTTGAGGGTAACGAAGGACCCTTTGCGCTCGATCACTTCCGCCGAGAAGATGCAGTCCCAATCGCAAACGCTGCGGGCTTTGAGGGTTTGTCCTGCTTGAATCGTGTTGGTCATTTTGGGTTTTGTTGTCGGGCTTGATTGCTCCGATGCGAAAACCATACACATCCGCCCCGCGATGCGAAGCCAAATGTGCGCGAAGTATCACACGCAATCCGTGCGCGTTGATAGTCAACGGCTTACGTCTGAAGAAAAAACAGACTCAGCGCGGAATCACTGCACGAAATGAATCGTGAAGCGCCGCCCGCCGTCGCTGATGTTGGAGCCGTCGATGGTCTCAACTTTGAACACGGTGGCGTTGGTCGTGTTGCCCGCTGCTGGGTAATCGTGCGCGATCAGTAAGTTGTTCGCCGGGTCCACGCACTGCGCGAGAACGTAGTCCTGCACCGTGCCGAGGGAGTGCGTGAACGTGAAAGTTGTGCTCGCTGCGCCGACGGATGTGAAGATCTCAACGTGCGAGAAACGATTTATGCCGAGGTTTGCGCGAGCCGTGGACGGGCTGGCAACGTCAGAAAGGTTTGAGGCTTTCTGAGCTGCGCCGGTGATGCGGGAGTCGTCGCCTTCGGCGACCGTGCCTGCTGTGGTGCCAGTGTCGAGAATCGCCGCGTCTCCGAGCTGCCGAGCGTAGAATGTGAACAGGTCGCCAGCAGCCGCCCACGCTCCTGCGGTGCCGCTGCGATTGATTGCTCGGACGCGAAAATATTGAACCGCTGGCGTGCCGATGACCGCTTGCGCGTATTCTTCGCGAGTCAGAAATCCCCCGCCTGACGCAATAATAGCATCCGCTTCTGCGTCGGTGTTTATTGTCGTTATTACCCATTGGTAATTCGCAATGTCGCGGTCGCTTGGTTTTGTCCACGTCACGACTGCCGTGTAATACTCGTTTCCGAGATGCACCACCGCACCTTTGTCAGCTTGATCGCCAGCGATCCGAGTCAGTCCTGTTAATGTGCTTGGCGGCGTCGTGTTGCTCGGCGCGGTCTGACTGAGCACCGTAGACACGGGAGACAATGCGCCCGAGAACGAAATCCCACGAGCTGCAAATTCGTAAGGCTCGCCGACGGAAAGATCGTCGATGCTGACCGCAACGGAAATGACAGACGTAATTTGGTTTCCAATAATGAAATCGCTCGCTCCTGTGCGACGATAAAGCACGTCCAGCGCGACCGCGCCGGATGGCAATGGTGGAGCCGTGAGCGAAACGCCCGCAAAGCTCGTGCCGTCACTCGATTCATAGAACGTGGTGCTGATCAGCGTCGGCGCGTTAGGCGTAGCCGGCGCAGTCGGGTCAATCGGCCCAGCCGTGATGACCGACGGCGTGGCTTGAACGTAGCTCGTAAAGCCGCTGACGTTCTCAACCGAATCGTAAGCGGTCAGCCAATAGTAATAGGTCGTCCCAATGGTTACGTCCGTGTCCACGAACCGCGACGCGCGAACCTCGGCGATCTTGTCCGTGTTCGCGTTGGCCGGCGTGATTGCCGAGACGTTCCGGTAAATGCCATACTCCGAAAAGTCCGGCTCGGTGTTGTCGTTCCAGTCGAGCGAGACGGCCTTGCCGGTGCCGATGGCTGCGCTGAGTCCGGTTGGCGTTGCAGGCGGCGTCGTGTCCTGCGCGACGGTAATCGACCCGCTGAGATAGCTTGTGGAGATCCCAAAGAAGCTCTCGCCGTAAATCCGCACGTTGTAGTT